ATACATTATGAGCATAGAAAAATCACTCTATAGTAGAACAGTAGTTCCTGAAAACAAGAAGCCGTATACGCCTCCTTTAAGTAAAACTTATCGGGGCGTTAGTACAGTGGGAAACTCCACCGGCAGCTTTGTTCTGTACGATCTTGCTCTAATCAAACAAGATATTATCAACCATTTTCATGTTCGTCAAGGAGAACGTTTAGAACGTCCTGAGTTTGGTTCTATTATTTGGGACCTATTATTTGATCCCTTAACAGAAGATGTTAAATCACTAATAGTACAAAACGTCACACAAATAATTAACTTTGACCCAAGGGTAAGAGTTGAAAATGTTGTTGTAAGTTCATATGAATCAGGCATACAGATAGAATGCGAGCTGACATATTTGCCTTACAACATATCAGAAAGTCTACGATTCCAGTTTGACAAAGATAATAGTTTGCTCGCTTAATAATCTACCCACTTTATCTATACGATAAATATCTATAATGGGGATGGAATATGTCAAGTGTAGATAGACAAAATAAACTAATTGCGGCGGAAGACTGGAAAAAAGTATACCAGAGCTTTAAAAACGCCGACTTCAAAAGCTATGATTTCGACAACCTGCGTCGAACAATGGTCACCTATTTGCGTGAAAATTACCCTGAAGATTTTAATGATTACATTGAAAGTTCAGAGTACTTGGCTCTTATTGACCTAATAGCATTTGTTGGTCAAAATCTAGCATTCCGCTTTGATTTAAATGCTCGTGACAACTTTCTTGAGCTAGCAGATCGCCGTGAAAGCGTTCTACGTCTAGCACGTCTACTCAGCTACAACCCCAAGAGAAATCAACCTGGAAACGGTCTATTAAAGTTTACCAGCGTAAGAACAACCGAAAATATTATTGACAGTAATGGTCGTAGCCTAGCAAATCAAACAATCGTATGGAATGATAACTCAAATACCAACTGGTACGAACAGTTTATCAAAGTTATTAATGCGTCAATGCCGACTACAAGCCAGTTCGGCAAACCGCAAGATTCTGGAATTATCGGAGGCATTCGCAGTCAGCAGTACAGATTTAATGCTAATAATACTGATAATCCTATTTTTGGATTTACAAAAAACATCGACGGCAGAAACATGGATTTTGAAATTGTTTCTAGCTCATTTAAAAACTCCGACAGCATTTACGAAGAGCCACCAATGCCCGGCAACAACCTAGCATTTTTGTATAGAGACGACGGTGGCGGCACTGCTAGTAGCAACACAGGATTTTTTGTTCACTTCCGTCAGGGAAGTGTTAATCAAGGAAACTTTAATATACCTCGACCTAGCACAAATGAAACAGTTGACTTAGATGCTGGCAATATTAACAATACAGATATTTGGTTGTATAGTCTCGACTCAAACGGATTATTATCAGAACAATGGACTAGAGTTGATGCTGTTGAAGGTAACAATGTAATTTATAATTCCTTATCTAAGAATACTAGAAAGATTTTTTCAACCATCACTAGAACTGGCGATCGTGTTCGTCTAAGTTTTGCTGACGGCACATTTGGTGATTTACCACAAGGTAACTTTAGAGTTTACTATCGTGTTAGCAACGGCTATGAGTATGCAATAACTCCGTCTAACATTAAAAACGTCACATTTGAGATTCCTTATACTAGTAATAAATCTGGCAAGCAAGAAACTCTGTCGATCTCAGTTGGCCTGTTCTATACTGTATCAAACTCTAGTTCGTCAGAAAGTACAGAATCTATTAAAACAAATGCTCCTGCGACATACTATACACAAAATAGAATGATCACTGGCGAAGACTATAATTTATTTCCACTGAGTGTTAATCAAGAAATTATCAAAGTAAAATCTATTAATAGAGTTAGTTCAGGTATTAGTCGATATTTCGACTTAAAGGACACAACTGGAAAGTACAGTAATACAAACTTATTTGGCACAGACGGTATCTTGTTTAAGCAACCTATTGTAGACGCATTTAAATTTTCTTACAACACAAGAACAGATATTGAAAATACTGTATTAAATCAAGTTGAGCCTATTTTGTCTAGTAGACTAGTTACTGATTTTTATTTAGATTCATATTCTTTTGTCTCGCTGAGTGTAGCAGTTTCAATTTTTAATCAAGTAACGACTGGTACTAATATTACTACTGGATACATTGCTGATGCAGACTTAACTGATAATGAAGCAAATATTGCTTCTTCAATTAAGAAGTTAGGCAGCGCAACTTTTTCAAACTTACGATTTGTAGTACCGGGCGCAATGATCAAGTTTGTGCCACCAGCCGGTAAGTTATTCAGTGCAGATAACAGTTCACTAATTGACGAAGCAACTGCTCCTGTTTCTGCTAAAGGGGTTATATGGGCAAAAGTTGTTCAAGTAACGGGTGATGGCTCGGCAAAGAATACTGGCGTACTTGCAACAGGGCTTGGACCAGTAGTGTTTAACGAAGTAATTCCAACCGGAGCAGTGTGTGATACTGTTGTTCCTAAATTTGTCACAGCACTTGATGCTAGCACACAGAATCGAGTTATTGATTTAATTTTTGCCAGTAAAAACTTTGCACTGCGTTATGATAATTCATCAACTTCTTGGAAGATTGTAAATGAAGCAAATATTGATAAAAAATCTTCATTCTTTTTAGGCAAAGCCGGTGACGTCAGCAACCAACAACTAGATGCTAGTTGGATCATGCTATTTGAAACTGATGGTGAATTTTATACAGTTACCTATAGGGGACTACGCTACGTATTTGAAAGCGAAAATCAAATGAGATTTTTCTTTGATAATTCTGACAAAGTATATGACCCAATATCGGGAAAAACTATTAGAGATAAAATTTCTATATTAAGCATTAATACTAAACCAGACTCGCTGTATCCTTCTAATCAAAACTTTGATTGGGAAATTGTCAACGACTATCTAGGAAGTGATGGATATATTGATACTAAGAAAATATCAATAAGTTTCTTTGACACTGACGAAGACGGCGTTGTAGACAATCCAGAACTATTTGCTGATATTGTTGCCCCGGCAACTAACATTACAAATAAGTTTATTTTTCAAAAGCGTCAAGTATCTTTAGACGGAACAACAGACTATTATTATATTGAAAATACTAATGGATTGATCAAAGTATATCTAACACAAGATCAAGTTCCGTTAACTATTGATGATGGCCAGTTAGTTTATATTATTAGAGAAAATTTAATTAAGAAGTTTTCTAAATCGTCTACTAGTTTTATAATCACTAATGAGTATAAAGGATATTACGGCAGAAGTCATTTAACTTATCAATATATTCATGCGGCAGATAACTCGTCAAGATTAGATCCAGCCGCAACTAATATCATTGATGTTTATATGCTAACAAAGACATATGACATCTCATTTAGAAGATGGCTATCCGGAGAAAACCCAACCGCGCCATTGCCGCCAAGCAGTGATGCACTGTATACTAACTTCAGCACAGACCTTAACAAAGTTAAAGCCATAAGCGATGAAATAGTATACCATCCGGCAAAATATAAACCTTTATTTGGTAACAATGCCGCTGCCTCGTTGCAAGCTACATTTAAAGTTGTTAAAAATTCTGGAGTAGTAATCAGCGATAATGACATTAAGTCAAGTGTTGTTACTGCTATTGACGAATTCTTTGCAATAGAAAATTGGGAGTTTGGAGACACATTTTACTTTGGCGAACTATCTGCTTATGTTATACAACAACTAAGTCCTAATATTGTAAATCTAGTTATAGTACCTAAACAACTGAACTTAGCATTTGGTAGTTTGTTTGAAATAAGTTCAAACTCCGACGAGCTATTAATTAGCTCTGCTACAGTAAATGATATTGAAATTATTTCAGAAATCACCGCGGCAAGAATTAACGCTAACGGCACGGTATTAACTTCAATTCCATTAAACAACAATGACATCACAAGTGCGTAAAGAAGGAACCATTCATGGCATTCGATAACAATCAAAAAGAAGCAGGACTTCCAATAGGTTCAAACAATAAGCGAACAACTTTAGACTTTCTTCCCAAGTATTTTAGAACAGCAACTAATCAAAAGTTTTTAAGTGCCACGGTTGATCAGATGATCAACGAAGGTACTGTAAGCAAGGTCAATGCGTTCATCGGAAGAAAAGATACACCTGCCCATAAATCAACTGATCGTTATCTAGAAGAAGTCAGCGTAGAGCGTCAAGCCTATCAGTTAGAACCATCGTTGGTCTCAAAAGATTCTCTTGATAATGTTACCTTCTTTAAAGATTATAACGACTATATTAATCAGTTACAGTACTTTGCAAATAGCAACAATCTTGATCACAGCGAAGTTAATGCCGCTGAATTTTATGCATGGAATCCACATATTGATTGGGATAAGTTTGTTAACTATAGAGAATATTATTGGTTACCAACGGGACCACAAGCAATTACAGTTTTAGGCCAGTCAACTGATATCTCTAGTACATATACCGTTACACTTTCAAACGAAGTTGATAATATTGCCTATGTATTCACACCAGACGGTATAACCCGTAACCCAAAGTTTAAGTTATATAGAGGACAAACTTATGACTTTGAAATTAATTGTCCTACCCGACCGATTGCATTTAAAACAGTTAGAACTGCTGGCGACGGTAATCTTTACTCGGACGGTATTATACTATTAGATGAAAACGGCAACGAGCTGTTAGATGATAATGGTGAAAAAATTAATAATACACACATCACCAAAGGAACTATTCGTTTTACAGTCCCGGCCAATGCTCCTAATATATTATATTACACTAGCCAGAATGATATTGACACGTCTGGATTCTTTACTGTTTATGATATTACCGATGCAACGGAAATAGCTGTTGATGAAGAAATAGTTGGCAAGAAATATTACACCACTGGAAGTGGCATCTCATTGTCTAATGGAATGAAATTGACATTCATTGGCCAAGTAACACCTGCAAAATATGCTTCAGGTAACTGGTATGTGGAGGGTGTTGGCACAAGTATAAATTTAATATCCGAGGCTGATTTAAGCACTCCTGCTCAATATACTGCTAGTCTTGAGATAGAGTTTGATAATGAAAACTTTGACACACAGGGATTTGATGTAAACAATAACTTTCCTAAGACTAAAGATTATATCACAATTGATAGAAGTAGTAAAGACAGTAATCCCTGGAGTAGACACAACCGATGGTTTCACCGTAGTGTTATAGAAACTGCGGCCTTGGCAAATAATCAACCAGCGGTGATTGACCAAGATTCAAGAGCAAAACGACCAATTATTGAGTTTGATCCAAACATTCAGTTATGGAACTTTGGAAAAATATCCAAGCAAAGTGTAACACTAGTTGATACGTTTACTCAAGATGTATTTTCAACAGTTGAAGGTAGCTTTGGTTATAACGTTGACGGTGTAACTTTAGTTGACGGTATGCGTGTTTTATTTACAGCTGACACTGATGTTAGAGTGTCAGGTAGAATATTTAAAGTGTCATTTATAACGCATATTGGTGACCGTAGAATAACATTACTTCCAGAAAATGATACAGAACCACAAGACGGCGAAACTGTATTAGTAACAGAAGGAAATGCCTATAGAGGAACAATGTTCCACTACACAGACGGCACCTGGTTGCAGAGTCAGGCCAAGACTAAAGTAAATCAAAGCCCGCTGTTTGATGTAGTAGACCCAACTGGCATCAGCTATGGTAACACCACTAAGTACCCTGGTACTACATTTTTAGGCTGTAAGCTATTCAGCTACGCAGTTGGCACCACTTACGATACAGAATTAGGTTTTAATATAACTTATCGAAACATTGGAAATTTTGGCGATATAGTATTTGAATTTAATCTACATACTGATAAGCATACATATCAAAGCAATACCATGCTAATCAATATTAAACCTGAGTTGGGGTATCTAAGACTTAACTACTCGTTAACATTGTTTGATCATGCAAACGGTTGGACTACAGCAATAGAAGATAGTTTACAAAATATCATAAGTCAGTATGATGTTGACAGAGTAAGAAACATGTTTCCTATTGATGCGTATGATAACAGCGGAGAACTAACTGATTTAAAAATTAAAGTTTATCTAAATGGTGTAAAGAAATACGACACTGATTATTCTGTTGAGATTGTAAACCGTGTTGCGTATATTCAGTTTTTTACTGACTTATCTGCTGGAGACGTATTAATTATTAAAACACAGTCTTCAGCACCGCGAGTTAGTGGATACTACGAGTTTCCGTCTAATTTAGAAAATAATCCACAAAATCTAAGTCTTACTACGTTTACTCTTGGAGAAATTAATAATCATGTAAGTTCTATTGCAGACAGCATTTCTGGATTTGTTGGCACAATACCTGGCAAAAATAGTCTTAGAGATCTGGGAAACATTACCCCTTACGGTAAAAAAGTTATACAACATTCGGCTCCGTTATTGCCTGTAGCGTATCATATTACAAGTAAAGATCATAATGTCATTAATGCATTAAAAAATGCTAGATTAGAATATGCAAAGTTTAAAAGAAACTTAATGCGTAAAGCAACTGATTATGGGTACGACGGGCTAGTTAGAAATCATTTAGATTTAATATTAAAAGAAGTTACAAAAGATTTTACAACAAACTCACCTTACTATCTAAGTGACATGGTGGCCACAGGTGCAAGTTTTATATTTGATCAAGAAGTCATTGATGATTCTATTACAGAGTATCCGTTAATTTTCAACTTTGATCTTAATACAGTAAGTGAAAAATCTGTATTAGTATACTTGAACGAAGATTTATTATTGTACGGCATTGATTACATTTTTACATCTGATAATTTTGTACAAATATTAACAGCTATCACCGTGGGCGATAACTTAAAAATTATTCAATATGAAACAACCGATGGATGCTTCTTACCACCAACTCCAACTAAACTAGGACTGTACCCTAAATTTCTACCTCAAATGTATATTGATACAACATATCAGGTTCCTACAAAAGTTATACAAGGGCACGACGGTAGTATCACAATAGCATTTAATGATTTTAGAGATGACCTATTATTAGAATTTGAAAAAAGAATCTATAATAATATCAAGTCAGAGTACAATACTAAACTGTTTGATCTTTATGATTTTATTCCTGGATATAACAGAACATCTAACCTGTCAATGGCAGATATTAACTCAGTAATGGTCGGTGATTTTTTACATTGGTCAAACTTAATATCTAACGATTTTACTAGACATTCATTTTTTAATAGTACGCTACCTAAGACCTACAACTATAAAGAGTTTAGAACGGACACTGGTACAGAACTACCTGGTTTCTGGAGAGGTATATTTAAATTTTTATACGACACGGATCGTCCGCACACTCATCCGTGGGAAATGTTGGGATTTAGTGTTGAGCCTGCCTGGTGGCAAACAGTATATGGTCCAGCACCGTACACTAACAATAACTTAATATTGTGGGAAGACATAGCTGCCGGACTAATCAAAGAGCCAGGGAAACCTCTAGTTAAAAATGAAAAGTTTAGCAGAGCTTTCTTAATGCAATCTATTCCAGTTGACGAAAATGGTAACTTGTTGCCGCCAACTGACATTGGTATTATAAACGGATTTACTAACTCATTAGTAGAAGGCGAATTTAGATTTGGTGATCATGCTCCTATTGAAACAGCATGGAGACGAAGTTCTGAATACCCGTTTTCATTATTAACTGCACTTACCACGTTACGCCCTGCAAAAGTATTTGCAAGTTGTTTTGACCGTGTAAGACAATTTAGAGATGATACCGGTCAACTAGTTTATAAAGTTGCTGATGGTAATCTAAGATTTAATATTTCTAATCTTGTATTACCTAGTACTCCAGACGACTCTACTCGAGTCTTTACCTGCGGCCTTGTAAATTACATTGTTGACTATGTGATTAGTAAACAGTCAATAAATGAAGTCGATGCATACAAGTCTGAAGTATCAAATTTAGTTGCTAGATTATCCAGCAAGCTGGGAGGATTTACAACTAAAGAAAAATTCAAACTAATATTAGATAGCCGCAGTCCGCTGAACACAAGTAATGTATTTGTGCCGGAAGAAAATTATAATATTATTCTTAATACAAGCAGCCCAGTTACTACAGTTGACTACAGTGCCGTTATCGTAGAAAAACAAAATACTGGATTTATTATCAGTGGGTATAATAAGTTTTCTCCAACATTCAAATATTTTAAACCCCTAGTCACTAACAATGATTATCTAACTAACATAGGTGGAATATCTGAAACATTTATTGTATGGGGATCTGAAAAATATTTTGTAAAAGACACTATTGTTTCGTATGACGGCATTTATTATAGAACTCAGGTAACGCATCTCAGTTCTACAATATTTGAAATAAAATATTTTACCAAGATGCCTAAGTTGCCTGTTACGGGCGGCCGAGATGTTATTATTCGCAGTAAGTTTGACACAGAAGTTTCAACATTGCACTATGGTGCAGAACTAAGAACTATACAAGATGTGGTTGACTTTTTATTGGGGTACGGAAGCTATCTTGAATCAGTCGGATTTAAATTTGAAAACTTTAATAACGTTATTAGAAATATTACAGATTTTCAAACCAGTGCCAAAGAATTTGCATTCTGGACGACACAGCGTTGGTCTGCAGGCGCAATTATTAGTCTAAGTCCGTGTGCTGAAGAAATCAAATTTAGGCAATCATATTCTGTTGTTGATAATATCTATGACAACTTTTATGAATATTCTGTATTAAAACAAGACGGAACCGCATTATCTAACCTGTACACAGGCAATGCCAGAGAGGGTAATTTATTCACACTACGTCCAAGAAATACTGATGATGGTATATATCATGTTTCATTAAACCTAGTACAAAAAGAACATGTATTAATATTAGATAACACAACAATTTTTAATGATGTAATATACGATCAAATACAGGGTTATCGCCAAGAAAGAATAAAAGTAGTAGGATATAGAACTACTGACTGGCAAGGCGATTTCGATATTCCAGGCTTTGTCTACGACAAAGCAGAAGTTCAGTTCTGGATGCCGTGGACAGATTTTGCGCTTGGTGATACTGTAAAATATAAAGAGTTTTATTATAGTGCAAAGACCAATGTATCGGGATCTCAAGAGTTTGTTTTTGATAACTGGAACAAATTAGATTCTCGTCCTTCTGCTAAATTAATCCCTAACTGGGATTATCGTGCTAACCAGTTTGCAGACTTTTACGATCTTGACACTGATAGTTTTGATCTTGACCAACAAAAATTTGCACAACATCTAATTGGCTACCAAAAGCGCCAATATCTTGAAAATATTATTAACGATGATGTAAGTCAGTACAAGTTTTATCAAGGGTACATTACTGAAAAAGGCACTGAAAATAGTTTCAGTAAGCTATTTGATGCTCTAAGTACTAGTACAGGCGACAGCTTAGAGTTTTACGAAGAATGGGCCGTTCGTATAGGACAATATGGTAGTAACTTAGGATTTAATGAAGTTGAATTTTTATTAGACGAAAATAAGTTTTTAATTAATCCTCAACCTATTGAACTAACAAAAACATACAATCCTAATCTATCAGATTTTGTTTATAGAATACTTCCTGATCAAGTATATTTGAAACCGAGTAATTATACGCATCAACCATTCCCTACAAAAACACTATCAAGTAACTATGTATCAACAGCGGGATATGTATGCCCAGAAGACGTTGAAGTTAAACTTAATACTTTAGATGAGATTGTAAATGTAGACATCAATACTTTAGAAGAAGGATACTATTTCTGGATAGCATACGATAAAAATACATGGAATGTGTTTAGGTTTACATTATTTGAAAATAGTGTACGTCTAATCGAACCATCTAGCAACCGTTTAAAAATTAAACTTAATAGATTAATTGATACAGACATTGCAGTTGATGATTATATTGGTATTAATAACTCTATACTAGCTCTTGAGGGGTTTCATAAAGTTATTGCAATAGAGTCTGACTATTTTGAAATACAAAAACCCGCTGGATTTACAACCTCAGTAACTGCAATACCATTAAAACTAAATCTATTTAAACTTGTTTCAGTTAGACTAAAAAAATCTTTTGAAGAAATTAATAACATTGGCATTCCTAAGAAAAAATCAGGCGACCTTGTCTGGCTCGACGGAACTAAAAATAATTGGTCAGTCTGGAAATATGAAAAAGATTATGTAGTTGCTCCAATATCAAATACTAAACCGTTTTTTGGAATAGTCACTGCGGTAGACAATAACGACACTACTCTTGCCACAACTTCTACAAACGCAGTATCGTATTATATTCGTCCAACTGCAAAAACTTCTTGGGCATTTAAAGATGAAATTGGACCGGTCACTACACAAAATGTAGAAAATTCAAATCCTGCATTGTTGTGGACAAATAACTCTTTTGGTAGTTCTATTGCGTTAAGCGGTGACGGTAGATACTTGGCTATCGGCGCATATAAAGCAAACATTACTAGTTTAGTAGTAGGATCGACAAGTGCTATAGGAAACGTGTTAACACTTAATGCTCCGGGTAACTTAGACAATTTTGATGTTGGTAGCACCGTTTCTTTTGCCGCAGGAGCTATTGGCGGATTAAAAACAAATACTAACTACTTCTTGTCTGAAAAATTAAGTTCTACCAGATTCAAAGTATCAGAAACTCTTGGCGGCCCACATGTTGTGTTAGAAACTCGTAACGGTTCAATGAGCATGTATTCTAATCAAGGATATGTTACATTATATGTAAAAAATAATAATGGCTATTTTGATTATTCTAACTTAATAACGTCAGTAACCAAATCGGCAAATGAATACTTTGGATCAAATATTGCTATTACAGGCGACAGATTAATTGTAGCGTCTCGTGGGTCTAGTAACAAACGTCCAACGCTTACAGCATTTAGTATCTCAACATTAATAGATAACAAGCTAGATACAGCATTTACATCATCGGATGCCGTAATTGATTCTACATATACATTTAATACTGTTTTGATTGGCACATTAGTAAATTCATTGTCTATAGCAGACACTGGAAATATTATCTTATCATTTAGTGACGGTACTATTAGAGTTCATTATATTTCTCCTACAACGGAATATCAAACAGTCGTGCAGACCATTACGTCGGCACTAGTGCCACCTAGATATAATTTTGGTAACGATAGTGACTTTAGCAGTGCAATATCTGTAACCAAAGATGGTAACAAACTGGCCATCGGTGCAAGAAATTATTCCGGAAACTTTTATTTTAATAGCAAAGAAGTTTCTGGACATTATGCTCAAGGAGCAGTGGTTGTATACACTAATGTTCCTTCTAGTTTTACTGATTGGGAAGTTTTTATTCCTGGGCTAGTACCAACAACCGGTGTTACGTTAGCTGGCATAAACTCAGAAATCAGTCTTGGCATTAAAGAAATAACTATCCGCAGAGGCGGCACTGGACTACGTCTTAATACTATTGCATCTTTTGGAGTATTGCGACCAAACCCAACAATAGCAACAAGCGGTACTGGATACCGTATTGGAGACATAGTTATTATTGTTGGCGGAAACGACAATGCTACTTACAAGATTACTAATATTAATAGTGCCACTGGAGCAGTTACCGCTGGAGAAATACTAACTAAAGGAACAAATTACTTTGGAAGTGCGGTGTCAACTACTATTCCAAAGCCACTAGTGATTCAAGAATCACAACAAGTTACTCTAAAAAAGAACGATGCAAACTACATGGTTGGTGTTGCTTTATCTTATGATGATGACACAGCCACATTAACAATCAATGTTAAAGAAGCGTATACTCCAGGCCAATATGTTCCTATCGATGTATTGACTACTCCATTCAATAGACCAAACGAACATTTTGGCAGTACAGTTAGTTTCAATGCCAACGCAGATCAGATAGCTATTGGATCTGAAGGCGGCCGTCAGCGTGATGACACTGTCTTTGATGCAAACTCTACTACTTTTGATCTAGAAGCAACTACTTTCTTAGAAAATGAAGTAGGAGTTGGTAGTGTAGTATTGTATGATTACTATGACTCTAAGTTTATATTTTCTGATGCGCTTGAAGTAGGTGATGCACTTGGCATTAACTACGGTGCCGCAATCTCTATGACTAATAAGATTTATGTCAGCGATTTTACACCAACAGCAGGCACTATATATGAATTTTCATCTCCTACTAAATCTTGGTACAAATTTAGAGAGTTGTCTCAAACAGTAAATGTAGATAAAATTAAATCAGTGTTTTTATATGACACTGAAGAAAATCAGATTATAACATATCTTGATGTAGTTGATCCTCTACAAGGAAAGATTTTAGGTATTGCAGAGCAAGAGATAAAATTTAAAACTTACTATGATCCTGCAACTTATTCAATCGGTAACGACTTAGTGGTAGTGGATCCACTAATGTGTTGGGAAGATAAAGAAGTGGGCCGATTATGGTGGGATTTAAGTTCTTCAAAATATCTTGACCCTAATCAAGGCACAGTTGTTTATAAAGCAAATACTTGGAACAACACATTTAACAATGAGGATGCCGAAGTACTTGAATGGGTTTCCAGCGAATACAAACCATCAGAGTGGGACAAACTTGCTGACACTGAAATAGGCCTAACACTGGGAATAAGTGGATTAAGCAAATACGGTGATGCTTGTTACAGCGTAAACAAGGCATATGACACTGTAAGTAAAACAGCTTCGTTTACTTACTACTTCTGGGTTAAAAATAAAACAGTAGTCCCTAACGTTGAAAATAGAACTATATCAGCCAACGATGTTGCAAAATATATAAGCGATCCTAAGAACATGGGTGTGAGTTACATAGCACTACACGACAATAACCAGTTCTCTCTTGTAAACTGTAAACCACTTGTGACTGGCAAGAAAGTAGCTCTTAATATTAGATACTGGATCATTGACAACTTTGAGCAGTCTAATACACATAGTCATTACCAACTGATGTCTACAAGTGCCACAGACAAACCAATAAATCCATTTATTGAACAAAAGTGGTTTGACAGTCTTAGCGGATTTGACAGTCTTGGAAATGAAGTTCCGGATCCTAAAATCCCTGTAAAATTAAAATATGGTATACAAACACGCCCTAGACAGAGTATGTTTGTAAATCGAGTAGAAGCCTTAAAACAATTTATTGAAAGAGTAAATGCCGTACTAGTTAAAAAGTCTATAATAGATGATTTTGATTTTAGTTCGCTAAACTCAAAAGATATACCACCAAACATTAACTCTGGAAAGTTTGACTACGAGTCATCAACTTACAGTCAAATTAGATTTGTAGGAACCAACGAAATAGAAAAGGCAACATTGAAGCCTGTTATCGAAAGCGGTAAACTTATACGGGTTGAAATTATTAATCCAGGTAAAGGCTATGTTAACCCGCCTGAAGTTACTATTACAGGAATTGGCACTGGCGCAAAAATTAAAACTGTCATTGGCTCTAAAGGACAAGTCACCTCTGCTTTGGTAGAAACTACAGGCCAGGGGTATCTAACATCTACTACACTTTCTGTTAGAACACTATCAGTATTAGTAACAGCAGATGAAACTGCCAACTATAGGTGGTCATTGTACTCTTGGAACCCTGCAAAGAAAACTTGGTTTAGAGAAAAATCACAAACTTACGATACTACACGCTATTGGAAGTATATTGATTGGTACCATGCCGGTTACAATGCCTTTACAAAACTTGATCACGTGGTTGACTTCACATATCAACTACCATCGACTACTGTTAATATTGGCGAAATAGTTAAAGTTAAAAATCAAGGTATTGGCGGCTGGGTACTGTTAGAAAAGATTGACAATCAGGATGTATTAGAAACAACAGTTAATTACAGAACTGTTGGAAGAGAAAACGGAACTATTCAGTTTAAAGATAATTTGTATAAGTTTGCAGCCAATGCATCTGGGTTTGACGGCCCGACATTTGATTCTTATGTATTCGATGACCAACCAAAAACAGAACTAAAGATTATTTTAGATTGTATTAAAAATAATATCTTTATCGATGACCTAGCGGCTGAATATAAAGAACTATTTTTTGCCAGTATACGCTATGCGTTCTCTGAACAAAAGTTTATTGATTGGGCATTTAAAACTAGTTTTGTGACAGCACATCACAATGTGGGTAATCTACATCAACCAGCAACATATAAGAATGATAACTTATCCAGCTATCAAGACTATATTAATGAAGTGAAGCCATATAGAAGTAAGATTAGAGAGTTTGTTAGTAACTACGAAAATCTTGAAAACTCAAACTCGCAGGTTACTGACTTTGACTTGCCTCCTAGATATGTTAAAGACGAAAATGTTGTAAAAACATTTGAAACTAAAATTATTAACAGTGTATTAAGTTATGACTCACCAGACATAACAAAATCCCCATAC